ATTATGCAATACATTAACTATCTTTATGAAAATCGTGGAGAAATGGGAACTGATGCTCCCGGTGGACCTCCTTCAGTCAGGGGATTGCTTCAGAGTTATAGGGTAATGGGCTTTTCCAATTTCCCTTACGCTTTATCAAGAAACTTCTAATGATAAGCAAGATGAGACAAAGAGTTGAGTTGCAGAAACCAACTCGTACTTCTGATAATGCTGGAGGTGTGTCTATTGCTTGGAATACGTTTGCTACTGTTTTTGCTTATGTCCAACCTAAAACTGGCGGCAAGTCTATCATGGGAGATCAGATAGAAGCTGAAATTACTCATTTGATTCATATAAGATTTAGGCCTGATTTGTTAGCTTCATACAGAGTTAAAATGGGAACCAAGTTATTCAGAATTAACAGAATCATAAATGTTGATGAAAGGGATAGGTATTTTACTATTCAAGCATTTGAAGGGGTGGCAACATAATGATTCAAGTTGATATAAAAAGGAGGCCGGGAGCTAGATCAAAATTGGATCGTGCTTTTAATATGACCGCAGAAATGACTGCATTAAATATATCAAGATTGTTGCAAAAAGATATTGTAGATAGCATAGATTCTTCACCTCCCAAAGGAAAGGTTTATGAAAAAGCATTTGGTATNAAGGATGATCGGAAATATCCTCATACTGCATCAAGACCTGGCAATCCACCTAGAAATTGGACATATGCACTTAGAAATGGGATAGAGATAAAAGGTAAAAAATCAGATTATAATGTTTTATCAACTGCGAAAACGCCTTCTGGGTTTGATTACGCAATAGCTTTAGAGTTTGGGACAAAAAATATGGCAGCTAGACCATTTATGGTGCCTGCAGCAGAAAGAATAAAACCTCTTGTCACAAAAATATTTTTAAAATTTTATAAACAAAGTCTAAAAGCTGTAGGTTTTGGGAAAAGAGTAAGGAGAAGATAATGAGCGTTCATTCTTTTGCTTTACAAACCACTATCTACGCAACCCTAACTGCAGATTCAACTCTTTCTGCTTTAGTAGAAAATATTTACGATGATGTTCCAGAAAGAAGCACTTATCCGTATGTCGTTATTGGTGACGATACAGTAAATAATAATGGAACTAAAACAGTTGATGGAAATGAACATACATTAACTTTGCATGCTTGGGCGCAGAGCAGGGGCAGAAAGACAGTAAAAGAAATAATGGAAAGAACCTATGAATTGTTGCATAATGCTAATCTTACGGTAACGGGTGCTAACTTAGTTAACTTGAGGGCTGAGTTTCAAACGTCTATGATGGATGGTGATGGAATTACTAGGCATGGTGTGCAAAGGTTTAGAGCGGTAATATTTGACCAATAGATAGGAGGCTTAAATGGCGGCTCAAAAAGGGATGGATTTATTATTAAAAGTAGATACAGGGGGAAGCACTTTCGTTACTGTTGGTGGCCTTAGGTCTACTTCTATTACATTGAATGATGAAGCAGTAGATATAACTACTAAAGATAGTTTTGGATATAGAGCTCTTCTACCCGGTGGAGGCACTCAAAGTATGTCTCTTTCTGGAAGTGGTGTATTTACTGATGCTACTACGGAAACTCTCATTAAGACTGCATATTTTGCGCAAGGGAATGGTTCTTCTGGGGGAGATACTCCAGTATTTCATAATTTCCAAGTCATAGTTCCAGACTTTGGCACATTTACGTGTGCGGCAATGATAGCCTCATTGGAGTATGCTGGTGAGTATAACGGAGAAGTTACTTATTCTATAACCTTAGAATCTAATGGCTTTGTTACTTTCGCTACTGTTTAAGAGGTGAGTTATGCCTTGGCAAAAAGGTGATCTAAGTATTGGTAAAAATACTTTTCCATGTGATTTTTTTTATGAAGTAGAAAAGATCACTGATCCTCAACAAGTTCCAAAAAAATGGAACCAGTATAAGAATTATATATTCAGCACATCTCTTGTTGTTGGGGGAGTTGTCGGAGAAAAATGCTCTGTCAATTATAACGGAGTTATTTTAGACCTTTCTATAGATGAAGTTACATATCCAAGAAATGAGTATAGACAAATCAAAGCAAGTGTTTATAATCCTACACTATCTAAAGTAAACGATAGTGAGAAATCTAAAGATGACAATAAATAAGAGAAGAGGCGAATTAGAAGTAAAATTAGGAGATAAGGTATATAAAGCTAGATTAAATATCGACGCTATGGTGAGGATAGAAGAAAAGATTGGTAAAGGCCTTATTAAGATTGCTCAAGATATGGGCGATCAAAATGTAACAATTACAACTGCTTTATACATTGTTTTACAAGGTGTAAGAGGTGGGGGGAATGACATATCCGATAAAGATTTAAAAGCTAGTGTCAATGATTGTGGTCTATCAGAATTATATCAAGCAATGGCAGAGATAATGGCTTCAACGATAGCTAGAGAAGAAGAACAAGAAGATATTGAATTGGGAAACGAACAACCGTAAATGAGATACCTTGGGATAGATATATGCAAATCGCTTTTGGTATGCTCAATATTACGCCAGAAGTATTTTGGGATATGTCATTTGCGGAATTAAATCATGCTTTTCTTGGGTATCAGGAAAAAATATCGGGTGGTAATAAAGCAGGGCCTTTAAATAGAACTCGGTTAAATGAACTTATGGAGTTATATCCCGACTAATGGCAACACCAGTAGATCAAATACTGATTCAAGTAACAGCTGATCTTTCCAAGCTTAACGCAGCAATGATTAAGATGGAAAGAACGATCTCGCGTTCTACCGATAGAACAAATCGTGTTCTATCTACCATGAATAGAAAAATGCTTACTTTACCTAAAACTATTGCTTCCATAGGAATTGCATTTGCTGGTTTAAGTTTGAAGGACGTTATTTTTAGTTTCGCTAAAGTAGGATCAGAGGTTGAAAATTTATCTATAAGAATGGGGTATTTATTTAATGATGTGAATGCAGGGGGTCAAGCATTTCAATCAATGCTTAGATATTCTCAGCAAGTTCCTTTTACTTTACGAGAAATACAATTAGGTTCAGCAAATCTTGCAGTCGTTGCAGAAGATGTTGGGAATCTTACAAATGTTTTAAAAATGACGGGTAATGTTGCGGCATCTGCCGGATTAGATTTTGAAACGGCAGCCGTTCAAATACAGAGAGTATTTTCCGCAGGNGCAAATTCAGCTGATTTATTTAGAGANCGTGGTGTTCTTGCTATGGCAGGATTTACTTCTGGGGTAAAGGTGTCGGTAGATGAATCAAGAAAAGCATTTTTAGATGTATTTGGACCGAATGGTCGGTTTGCAAATGCCGCTACTGACTTATCAGACACGCTTACTGGTACTTTTTCAATGATAAAAGACAGTTTCTTTGTGTTGGCTAAAGAAGTAGCTGATGCTGGGTTCTTTGATGAATTGAAAAATCAAGCAAGATTATTGAATGAACAATTAAAACTTCAAGAAGGAGTTTTGAAGGGTGTATCAAGAGCGATTAGTGATGTACTTTCTGCGTCTGTTAAGTCTTTGGGAGAATCAATTAGAGGTGTCATAGATGGGTTGCCTGCTTTCGTTTTTGGACTTCAAATCGTTTTTAAAAGATCAGGAAGTTTATTCGACCTTCTAAAGGGCGTTGTTTTGGCTTTTACAAATGATGCTGTTGCTTATTTCAAAGTTTTTACTGAATCAATAAAAGGATATTTAGAACTTTTACAAAGATTGTTTGAAATTACATTCAAGTTTTTCAGAGATGTTTTTATAAGTGCAACTAAAGATTTAATACCGATATGGAATGCTTTTGTAGAATATCTTAAAAACAAATTCACGGAGTTCGTAGGAAGCTTAGATGGTTTCATTCCCATATTAACAAAAATGGGATTTGCGCTAGGAGATTTGCTTATTTCGTTTAAAGAAGTAAGTGAAGAGTTGGCAAATAACACTTTAGAAAGTTATAGCAAATTAGTGGAAAAGACAAAATTTGCTGTAAATAGCTTGAGTAATAAAACTGCGGCATATGGCTTGAGCCTAGATGAATTGAATATGCGTTTTAAGACGCTCAATGATGAAACTAAAGAATCAACTAAAGGTATTAATGAAACAGGGAAAGCACTGGATAANCTTAAAGAAAAAAACCCCATGAAAGGGGGATTATCCGGCATGGCCCAAGAAATTAACAAGGCAAAACAGTATCACCAAGACCTATCTGATCTTTTTGCGATGATGGATATGGAAACAAAAAGAGGACCAAAAAAACCAAAGCCGATAAAAGTTAGCGCAGACTTCAAAAAGACTATGAAAGATTTAGAAAATGAATATAAAAGACTCGAAGGCTCTATAAGTGAAGTTGATGCTGAATTTATGAAACTTACAGAAAAGTTAGAATTAAAAGATGAAATAAATGAATTAAAACTGTTGAGAATACAATTTGACGCAATTACTGAAACAAAAAATTGGAAAGCTTTAAAAAGTGCAGTTGGTGACGCATTTGAATCATTAGGTCAAGGTATGGCTGACGCTTTATTTACTCAGGGTAAAGGGATCGATAAATTTAAAAATCTGTTAGCGCAATTTGCAAAAGATTTAGCTAAAACTGCTATTCAAATGTTAATATTTAATAAAATAAAAAATGCTATTTTTGGTTCATCATTACCAACCATAGGAGAAGATACATTTTCCAGAATTGGTAGTTTATTTGGACTTGGAGCTACAACGGGAGGATTTGGACCTTTTGGAGCATCTCAAGGAATAGCAGGAGGAGCATCATATGGTGTGCCTATGACTGGAAGTGCAGGAGGAGGTACTGTTCAAGCAGGAGTTCCTACTATTGTAGGGGAAAGAGGTGCTGAAATGTTTATCCCTCACTCTGGCGGTAGAATTGTGAATAATATGAACTCAAAGAATATGAGCGCGGGTGGCTCAATAACTGTGAATCAGAATATAAATTTGAGTACTGGGGTCGAAGCAACTGTTAAATCGGAAGTTGAACAAATGCTTCCTGCAATTAGAAATATTACTATAAATGCTATAGTTGACGCTAAGAAAAGAAACGAATTTCAAGGAGCATTGTAATTAGTCATGGCTAGTTATACTTATCCACTCACTATGCCCAGTGGACCAGGATTTACTTCTTCAACATTTAATTTGTTAAGAAGAACTGTAACGACAGTTTCCCCTTTCACTGGTGCAGAACAAATACAAGTATTTCGCCCTCTAGGTATATGGATTTTTAAAGCTAGTTTACCCAGTTTGAGGGCTTCAGCATCTACAACAAACGCATATGCTTGGCAAACATTTCTTATGAAGCTGAATGGGAAACAAGGAACTTTTTATGCTCAAGACCCTGATTATAAAAGCAAAATAGCAACCTCAACGAAAGGGGTTCAAGTATCAGGAAATCACTATGTTGGAGCTACGACTGTTGCAGTATCTCCATCAGGATCAAATTTCACTGGGTCAGAAGTTTTATTTGAAGCAGGAGATTATATTTCATTTGGCAGTGGAACATCGACAACTTTGCATTTTGTAGTGAATCAATGTGTTGCCGCAAGCACAACTTCAGCAAGTATTGATTTTGAACCGGGACTTAAACATGATGCAGCAAATGGAGCTGCTATTGCCCAAGGAACATCAGCTGTTGGTGTATTTGCTTTGACAGATGATATACAGGGATGGAATGGAGATAAATATAGTAATTATTCTATTTCTCTTGACGCAATAGAAAGGCAATAATATGGCCGGAAGAGTAATAAATGCTCAAACATTAGCGGCCTTACAATCTAAAAGTGTAGGAACTTTTTTTGCGTTATCGATAGCTTTTGATAATGATTCTTTAAATAATTTTGCAAATAGATTCCGTATTTGGTCAGGTAGAGGGAATATAAGCTTTACTGATTCAACTGGTGTCAGTCAAACATTTCTTGGTGGTGGGGCTTTATTAAATGTAAATGAAGTCACTGAATCAATAAATCTTAACGCTACTAATTTTACATTTTCATTATCTGGTTTATATCCCGGCCTTTTAGGTTCACTTTTAAGTGACTCTGCCGATGAAGATGAACAATGGCAAGGGAATCCAATAGAATTTTATGTTGGAACTCTTGATTTAACAGCCAATAATCAGACAACGATTGTTGGTGATCCAATGCTTATGTTTCGTGGAAAATTAAGTACTGCTACTATATCTGTGACGGCAAGAACAATATCCGTTGGAATTAGTTGTGAATCTGCTTTAATTCGTATGAATAAAAGCAAACATAGAAAATATACTGTTAACGATCAACAGACTTTGAATCGTGATATTGCTAGTGCTGTATCAGTCGCTAGTTCTGGATCGGGATTAACAAATGGAACATATACTAATGTAACTGCTGCTTCTGTAGGTAGAACTGGGAGTGTTTATCAGACCATCCCTATTCTCAAGCTACCAATTTTAACTGTTGTTGTTTCTGGCGGAGCTGCATCTAGTGCAACTGTTGTTTACGGTGCAAATGGAATGGATGGTGCTTCTATTTATATTAGCAATAGTGATATCGGTGGGTCAGGGGGTAGCTCTGTTTTTTCTGTTACTTCCGTTTATGACGATCAGAGCCTTAGATTTTTGAATACTGTTGTTGATAAAACAATATTCTGGGGCAGAACATTTGAGCAAAGACAAAATGCTGGCGATATATAAATGACTAAGTGGGTTGTTAACAAAATAAAAGAAGCTCTTTCTGATCCAATGACTCTGGTGACTGTCGCTATATCAGTAGTAGTAGCGGCTTATCTTCCCGGTGGACATGCGGCAGGTTTATTCAGCATGGAATCTTTAAAAGTCGCTGGATTAACTTTTGGTGCTATGACTGTTGGGAATATGGCGGCAGCACATTTTGCAGATGAGTTTAGTCTTGATGAAATGGCTATGGATGACCGGAATCCCGGTATGTTAGTTAGATCAACAGTAAGCCCTCATATAGCTATATATGGCAGAACTCAGGTAAGTGGAACATTACTTTTTGCTGAAGTGGATACTAGCGAACAAAACTTAAATATGGTCGTTTCTATTGCCGGGCATGAAATAGAAAGTGTTGACGCAATAACATTTGATGCAAATCCTGTCCATTTTGCTTCTGACCCAAATGAGGGTAGAGCATTGATTAAGGGAAGGTATGCTGATGACACAACTACTTCTGGATCATCTGATACGAATTCTATAGAAATATTAAAAGGAACTGATTTACAAGAGATACCTTCATATATGACTTCGGGATATAGCTTAACATCTAATGATAAATTTCCGGGTCTTGCAGTAGCTTTAATTAGACTTCAATGGAGTGCCGATAAATTTCCCAGAGGAATACCGAGAATCCAATTTTTAGTGAAAGGGAAGAAAACACGAAATCTATCTTTATTGAATAGTGGAACAACTTTAACTAATTGGAATGTTAATCCGGTATCGCATTTTGTAGATTATCTTACTGATGTAAATTTTGGAATGGAAGTAACTGATGATTTTATAAATTTAACAACTGGAACATATGGTCAATCAGGAAAAGGAACGCCTGCATCTGCTACAGTTTGTGATGAGAGTGTTACAGCGTATCAGAGTGGTAGTAATTATAAGCAATTCACTCTTACCAATAAAACATCAGATTGGTCTGGTGTCGCAGATTTCTTTGTCAATACTCCTACGAATGGTGATGCGATCACTGATAATGTATTTTTGCATCATGGAGATCAAATTAAAAAATCAGATGGCTCAGGAAGCACTTATTGGGTTATGTTGACTAATGATGTTTTAAGTTTTGATACATTTCCTACATCAACGCAAACGACCTTCAATAATGATACTCAAACGTTTCGCCTTGCTACGTCTTTAAGTAATTTCTTGCAAGGTACTGCAGGTAGCTTATCTACATTATCTGGAACTTATGAAAGGAGAGAAGAACTCAAATATTCCAGTAATGGAGCTTTTATAATTAATACAACATTCAAGCAGCATTTAGAGAGTTTAACTCGCGCTTGTTTGGGTCAAATAGTATTTAACTCTGGTTTATTTAATTTATTGCCAGCAAAATGGATCGATCCGACTATAACTATTACGGATGATGATTTGATTTCAGATGTTTCAGTAACACCAAAGTCAAGTTTAGATGCTAGATTTAATACTGTTAAAGGCACATTCATTGGTGCTGAAAGTCGGTATCATAGGACAGACTTTCCAACATTCTCGAACTTTAATTATGTGGCATATGACGGTGAAGAATTAGAACAGAATTATTCTTTTGGATTTGTTGATTCCTCAGATCAANCTCAAAGATTAGCTAGAATCTTGCTTCTTTTATCAAGAAGGGAAAAGAATTTTAAAGTACAAATATCATTAGAAAAAGCATTTCAACTCGCTCCCGGTGATCGTGTTAATCTTAGTTTGCCTACTTTGGGAATAGGTAATAATGTTTTAACCGTAAGTGCGACAACAAATTTATTCATTGGTCAAAGAATTGTTGGTTCAACTTCTGGTGCATCGGCTACTATTGAGAGTTTTCCTGCTAATAATGTTTTAGGCATCATTGATGTATCAGGTAATTTTCAAAGCGAAAATATAGTTGGTACATCTCCAACTATCGCTATTTCTGCCCAAGGCAGTATTTTAAAGGCTCAAGTACAAAATATCTCGTTTGCCTTTCAAGGAGAAGAAGGGACTACTGGTTCTTTAACATTAACTGAAGATGATGATTCTGCTTATTCTGTTGTTTCAACTGATATGAGATCAATTAGTAATGCAAGTGATACTGTATTACCGCAATTAAACTTTCAAGCTCCTGTGACTAATGTTCAGATCACTGGGAGACAGACATTAAATAAAGATGGAACTATAACGGCAAGTATAAATATCAACTGGACTGCTCCTTCAACAGGATATGTTAGCTATTATGTTGCTGTTTTGTATGTTGTAAATACTTCTTCTGGTGCTAAATCAGAGATCAACTCTGTAGAACTTGCAAGGGATATTAATAATTATCGGTTTGTAGGGGTCGAGGACGGAACATTT